AATGTCGTATTCACAACTACCATCGTCATTAACTGCTAATGGGTCATAATTTGTTGCGTTATAGTCAGTACATCCTTCTACAGGATAAACACAACATGAAAAAACTGTTGGTGGTTGGTTTCCTAAACAATCTTGAGTAGATAATGGATTATAGTTTAGAGCAGTAGGGTCCATACAACCTGGTCCTGCTCCTGCTATATCATAAATACACATTGACATATCTGGAACAACTAAAGGACCTGCCCCACCATTACAATCAATAGTCACAGGATTAACTACACATGGGTCATAATTAGTCGCGTAGGGGTCAGGACAGCCATAGTCCCATGTACAACTAGTATCAGCAATATTGGCGTTTGCGATAAAGTTATTTGCTGCGATACCGGGATATTGTGGCCAAAATGGTGGTACTGAAACAGTACTTAATCCTAGTCCACCATCATCAATACATCCACCTATTGGTTCTTCAAAAAAACATGAACCATCATCTACAGTAGCGTATGGATTAAAATTCCAAACAGCATATACTGCATTATTACCAAAAATATCTGTATTACCTCCTGCTAATGTATCCATACATCCTGGTATTTGATAGTCACAACACGCTTCAGGGCTAGCAAATCCCAGAGCTGTACAATCTTGAAGGAATTGTGCACTATAATTTGTGGCAGCTATTGCTGACTGTGTTAATGAGACTAGTGTTCCGGAACTTCCAATTTCAACACTATATCCTGGATAATATGGACGTGTTCCAAGATAACCAGGTACTGGAAAAGTAGCGGGTGGGTGAGTAGGTACGCCACCACTCACAATATCCCATACTGCTCCTCCACCACCACTATCCATACAACCTGCATTAGTACAACAGTCTGTACTACTAAATAATGCTTGGGTAATAGACCATGATAGTGGGTGCACTGGGACTCCATTACTCCCTTGTAGACTACAACATGGTGTAGGAACTGCCGGATTCTCATAGTTAATTAATGCCCCAGTCACTGGGTCGGTAAGGTCAGGATGTGTATTTATTCCAGGTCCAATGTTGGGTGTACTGGGTACAGTAGTACACATTAGAACCCCAGGTGTACCAGGTGGACATGGATTAGTAGTTACCGGGTCCCAATAAGTGTATTCGTCCATTGGGTCTGGATTACCGTTACAATCGTAACCACCAGCTCGTGCCTGTGCGTTAAAATTGGCATATTCAGAATCAACACACCCAAGTGTTCTATATGTACAACAATTGTCCCACTGAAGAGGGTCCTGAACAACATTATTGTTTTCAGAATATAGTCCACCGGTTGTATTAGTAGCATTATAAGCACTTGACCACATTAATGGTAACCCTGATGAGTCTAATCCTGGTGAGTAGATATTATTACAAGTCCAACTTCCACCACCACCGCCACTATTACCTGGAGTCCCATTATAGTTAGCACCACCATTAGCCCATTCGCTGTTTTCACCAGGTTTATAGCATGGGTGGAATAATGCCCTGGCTTCACAATCAAAACATACGTTATCTGCAGTTCCTCCTGGTGCTCCACCAGCATCTAAAGGTGAAGAGTTACTAATACAACCTGTGGGCCCTGGTCCTGCAGCAGTACCTGGTCCAAAACATAATTGATTCGGTGAACATGGGTCAGATTGACAATTATCACTTTCAAACATGGAACCAACAAATGGAGTATTGTAAGCGTACCCTGGTCCTGGTGTTGCTGTATATTGTGGGTTAATACCGTAATGTTGTGCATTAGGACAAGCAGCTACACATGTTGATTCTGTAATTCCCATACAAGGAAGACATAAACTAATGAACTCAAAACCACCAGTAGGTACGTGACTGGTTGTTTTAACCCTCCATTTATTGTTTGCCCAACCAGCACTATGATAATATGGACCACTATTCTGTGGTAAAACACCAAATAATGCATATCTTAAAGCGGGTTCTTGGAACCCGTAAGCACTACATTTGAAAGTTCCGTAAGTCCAGTGGGTGGTCCAGGTATTCCAGAAAGAACTATATTGTTGCCAATTACATTCCGCATCGTCAGCATTTCTAAAAGAATATAGTCCACCACGTATTTTCTCACATGGTCTATGTTGACCAACATTAAAATGGTACATATTATCAGACATCAAATCCATATATAACCCACTGGAACCTCCAGGCCAATAATATCTATCTGCCCAACCATCCATCATTCCACAACAAAAATCTTCAGCACAATCATTATATTGGTGCATAAATGTAGGTCCTGTCATCATTTCTGAACAACAACAGCTACATGAACCATCTGTACCTTCCAGTGTAGCGTGTAACTCACTTCCACTTACATCGTATCCCATATCGTGATAAACCGACATAGCACCTTGGCTTATGCTAACACCGGCATTTGTTAATGTAGGGGTTGGGTATCCTGGAGTTATCTGTACCTCACCTAAAAATGTTGCTCCTCCTGATGTTGATGGTAAACCTGGGCATCCTCCTGCCATATTCTCTTAGTTTTTAATTACCACTGTCAACCAAGACAGTTTCTTGTACGATACAACCCTTATCGTCTAATATTGTAAAAATATATAAACCAAAAGGTTGTCCGTTTATGTTACTATAATTAGTAGGACAAAGATTGTCAAATTCAACACTACCAAACATACCATTAACTGGTGTGACTAACTTCATTTCACCTGTAGTAACACAGGTAATTTCATACTGTGAACTTTGTCCACTATCCAAACCGTTTATTTCAACAACACCATCACAATCATATGTGGTGTAAGTTGTGTTATCAGGATTTGTAACTGTTACTAATGAACATGTCTGAACATTAGTTATTGTTATACTCATAGCACTCATTGACACACAACCACCACAATGTGAATTACAGTCCGATAGGTTATCAAACATATTTGGTTGTAATAACATTTGTGGGTAATTGTTAGCTCCTGTATTTGGGTCTACCCAAGCACTTTCCATTAATTCTGTACATATATTACCACCACATTCAAATAACCTCTCTGGAGCGGCCATTTTCATACTAGAACCCACTAAAGGAGACATTATTTTCAATCCATTAGCCTGTAGACATTCTTGTTCACTACAATAAATTCCTTGGTCCGAACTACCTTCATACAATCCTGTTATTGGGCTAATGTGAGCCCATCCAGGAGGAGGTCCACAAGTAGGACAACTATCTAAACATTCTTGTGTGGTCAGACCAATACAAGGGGGACCACCACCCTGTAGATAATCATCTATGGTCATACAACTCATCCCCATTGAAACCATCCAACAATCTAGGGTTGGGTATTGTGTGTTACATACACATTCTTCTGGGTCATCACAACAGTAATGGTCAACATTATCTGGATTTATACCCTTACTCATAGCCCTATACGTTGTTGTTCCAGCACTCCAATCAGTATAGGATATGTCATTAATTGTATATGATGTATAAGCTGGTGTCATAGTGTTAATAATACCAGTTCCTGACATACCAACATAAACCTGTACACCAACAGCTGGATAACCAGACCCATACTGTAATAATACATTCATATGACTAGTATAAGATTGCCCTGTAACAGCAAACGGTATAGCCACATAATTTGAACTGAAAAAATTCCATACGTCTGGGTCAGAATCACCCTGGAAAATATAATCTTCTGTAATATATTCACAACCAATTGGTTCTCCAATATTTGGTGGACTTATAGCAAATGAGCCGAATGGATTTGGTATCGACGGCATCATTGTATATGGTATTGGTATCCTTTTCTTAATGTATGTTGTCCCCCACGGGTTAATTTGTTGCATAGAAACGGTATACCCACTAGATGGCGTAGCGTATACATGGGTTGTGCTTAGTTGAGTTGATGTCAATGTAGTGGTACCACCGTCCCCCCAATCGATAGTATATGGTGCTAGACTTAAAAATTTCTTAAATTCCACATTAGAACTATTATAAACCGTTATACTATTACCCATCCCAGTATAAACAAAATTATTTATAACGTCTCTTTGATACGCTAACCCGTCCCATGGTGTATAAATCCCAATATCGTCAAAATCTTGTGTTAACATAACTGGAACACTTAATTCCAAATGACATGGTGGGTCCTCTGGTAATGGTTCTGAAGAATTTGGGTCTCTCCATATATCACAAATGTAATTCTCCCTAATTTCAGCATTCCAGTAGCTACAAATATTATTCTGCTTAAAGAAACATGTGTTACAACTATTTGAACCACTTAGCATATAGAAATTGGACGGTCTATATGTCTTGGGTAGTTCTGGTGGTATAATGTCCACCTGACCTGGATACTTCCTTCTATTTATTATGATATTGTAGCTTTCCATTATGCAGGGTTAATATATTCCCAATATTCTATTGGTGTTAGTGCGTCTATACCAACTCTAACGCCAGCCATGTTTAATACTTTATATGTGTAATTAGTTTTGTTAAGTTGTACTCTATAATATAAATAAGCTGTGGGGTCAAAACTATTCTTCTCTATTGCAGGTATTCCTGATGGTAATTGATTCAAGAATCTAGTTATCACCCCGTCCCTAGCATTAAAGAATTTTGCCGTAATGAAAAAATTATTAATCTTAACAACTTCATCATTTTTTAACCAGTAAAAAAAATACCCCGAACTTTTATTATCCATATCCAAATGATACGTAGGTATTAACACGTCTCTAGTTGTATCGTACACAGTAATAGTATTCCCATTAGCTAATAAATTGGTTATGGGTGTGTCAGGTGTATACATTTCTAGGTCTGTCCAAAAATTTGGCATAGTACCGTAATCACAATCTAAATCTACAGAGTATAAAGGGACTCTATTACCTCTAACCGGACTAAATAAATTAGACATATAGAATTTCTGTTTAGTTTTCTCTAGTTTATCATAAAAATCTAATTTAAAAAAACTCTTATTTAAATCACTAGTATTCGCAGCTATTTCCTCATTAGTATATCCTTGGTAGTTATATCCCCATGGTCCAGATGCTGATGGAAGTGTACCTGATGGTGGGTTAGTTGCCCACATACCAGGTGGCAAACCAGCGGTTGATATATTTTTATCGTGAAAATTAAATTCATAATATATGTCTGGGCTATTGTCAGTACCATCCATCAATGGTGCATGTCTATACCTAGTAATCTCATAATCCTTTGTTGGGTTTATTAGTTTCCTAACCACATCATCCTCATACGTTTTTATCAAGTCTTCTCTGCCAACCTCATCACCTGTAGTTCCAAAACCCAAACTAATATTAAGTTCTTTGCCGTCTAATTTAAAAGTATATTTATTCACAACCGTCAATTATTAGTTCGTCAATTATATCAGACCCATCATTACCAGTTGTATCTGATAATGACCTGTTTTGTCTCTGTACATAAAATTTTATTATTCTCTTAGGATATTGTTTACCGTTTAAAAACGGATAATCCACACCATTTCCTTCATCAAAAAAACCAATATCCCATAGGTCTCTCCATCTCCATTCTTTTGTTGGTTCCCAGTATTCTGCCCACTCTGGAACATCAGTAACCTCCTGTGGGTCACCGTATTCTATGTAGTTAGAAAATACCCTAATTGGTACGTCATAATGTGGTTTATAAATGTACCCATCACTAGTAGTTTGGCCAGTATGACTAAACACCTGTGGGTTCCAATCAAATCTATGTACTATACCGTCAACAACTCTTTCAGTAATTTCATATTCATTATATTCACAAAAATCACCACGTAATGTGTCACCGACACTAAGTTCTCTACCACGAAGTAATGCACTTCCGGCAATAACATCTACAATAGAACCGCTTACCGGTTGTAAGTCAGCACCAGTACCTCTCACAAACACACCACTAACACTATTATCTATAAAAGAATATGGGAAATTCCATTCCCATCCTCTGTTTGGTGGATAGTTAAAGTACCCTAAATCATTTTTTAAAAGTACAGAAACAAATAAAGTGGTTAGTGGTCGACCTAGATTATCTCTAAGTCTCTCAACATCGACATCTTTAGTGAAATTATAAAGATATGCTGGGTAACTCTTCTTGACAGAAACTCTACATTGGGCTAATGGGGTGATTCTGTCAACTTGTTTAACATCTGGGAATACCCCTTCCTCAAAACCACAATTATCTAATACATAATCAGATAATTTGGTTAATACCTTATTCTGTCTAACATAATATCTAGATTTACTATTTGATATATTTGGGTTAATTACTCTTTTCATAGTTCCCATAATATTATCATTAATCTGTGTTGTTGTGCCAACAAAATATGTTCCAACAGTAATACTTAAATTAAACACATTATCTTTTGAGTTCCTGGTTCCGTCACCAAAATTCAATATTGGGAATGTCTGGTAACTAGTACCCCCATCTATAGTGATTTCAACAAATTCTCGTTTTTTTAAGCCGTGTGGCGATGAACATGTAAACCTGGTAAGGTTCCTGCCACCTTCAGTAACATTGGTGACATAAAAAGCAATACCATCTGACGCTATATAACTAATACTATCCATACCGGTTTTATCTAACTGAAAAAACATGTCTTCGTCCATTTCACATTCTGATGGATAAGTAACATACATAGACCAATTTGTTTTTGTTGATACGGTTTCATCAACATCATTTCTTTTAAAATCAAACTCATTAAATTGTGGATACCCATGCCACGGAGATGCAGCTGGTTGTGTATAATATAAGTCTTGGAATAGTAGTGTGCTAAATGCCGCACTTAATGATATACCTGGAGTTGTATCAATAGCCAGACCATCAAAACAATTATCTACAATAGGCATTATCTTACCATAAACCCTATATTCGGTAAACGATTGTCTTTCCTCGTTAAATCTCTCATCCAAGTTGATGTCTACTGACCTATCGCCCTGTATTAAATTTCTAGACGTATCATCAAAATTAACCTGGAAATACAAGTCTTGTTCAACCGCGTCTACAAACTTTTCAGTGGGTAATACTTTCTGTATGTTATTTCTATTCCCCATATTCTAGTCTATTGGTGGCATATATTTATTCACAAACTGGTCATAAGCGTTATTACCTTGATATAACCCAAAGTAGTAATGATAGAACCCAATAGATAGAGCGTTATATGGTGATATGTCATTGATTGGTGCGTATGGTGGTACTAGGGTTATACCAGGTTGTGCTTGTTTAGTTAATATAGTAACCCGGTCCCAGTCATTATTATAATTACCAAATGAAGCTAAAGGTTTTTTCCATCCGTAGTATGGTATTTCTTGTGTTTTAGGGTAACCGTTGGTGCCCCCAACCAAATAATCACGTAATGTATTATCTGAAACAACAGATGCTATGTTGGTGAAACTTTTATCAATATTACCATCAATTACATTTGGTGGTAATGGGCCATAGTTTTTGTCTTGTGGATAATAAAATAAACTAGGAAATTTATAGGTACCTATTTCACTATTGGAGGATACTAGTTGAGCTATGTCTCCGTCTAATAGTCTAGGTTGTCCAATTCCTGCATCCCTGACATTCAATGTCTGACCTTGTGCCATAGGTGGCCATAACCATAAATTGAATGGTGATTGTCCACCAAACCAATGATTAATTCCAGTAAATATAATATCACTAACTTTATAGTTCATCATCTTCTGGTTTATAGTGTAGTCTAAAATTCCATTAGAACTTTTCTGAGATGATGACTCCATCCTGTCAATGAAAAAATCATTACTAATATCATTGTCACAATCGACACAACTATTATTAGCTGTCATATCTTCAAAAGTACCTAATTCAATAATTGTTGTTGGGTAACCAATTCCCTTCCTATACTGATAATTGACCTGGTCGGGTACATCGTTAGCGGCAATAAAATCGAAAGTTATTGGTGCTCTACTACTAATATTAAACTTACCTAAAGAAGAGTTCCAAGGACATCCCCTATAGTAATAGTGGGTACTATTTGATTCACCAGGACCTGCCACAACATCTCTACAGTAGAAATCATTTACCTCAACAGGTGGACCCTCATATGAATTCTTAAAATTAGTAAATCTAAAATGATAAAGTGTCCCTCTAATCCACGAATTCCAGAATCCCATATTAAAAACACCCTGACAAAGACCATTATATATGTTTTTACGTACTCTCCATTCATTTAAAGCTAAAAATATTTTAGCTAATCGTGTTAATATTATAACAGCAAACCACATAACAAATAGTGGTATACCTACCTTGGTGATAAGTGTAACTAGTACAGAACCAATACCATACGGTACAAATACAGCTATAATTCCGGCTGAAGCAATTGACCATATTGCGGTATTGAAGGCTCCCTTAAATCCGGACCCTTCAAAACTGATACTATAACATCCTTTAGATGAATTATCACCCATTTCCTCATTATGAGCTGGACTAAAATAGAGCTCTGTACCCTCTTTTAATGGTGGTATTTGACATGCTGGGTCGTCGACCACTATATTACCAGCGTCTTCTTCTATTTTCGCTAAGCCCCAGAAAGAACTAAATTTTAATTGGAAGAATTCTCCACAATTACAGTTCTCACACTCCTCAAACTTCGTTAACCCTAAATTATATCTTAGTGAGTCCATAGCATTAACAAGTAAATTTGCCAATAATATCTGAAACCCAACATCAAACAAAGCTTGTAGTATTATAGCTCCTGTGGATATCCATGACCCTACCTGGACTGTTTGTACAGCTCCAAAACCAAAACCAATACCTAAGGAAGCAGCAGAAGCTGCCGCAGCTGACATAAGTGTCATACCTAAATTCTGAAGAAACTGAAAAGATGAGATAATAACTATAAGACTTAATAGTAAAAATGGTGCAAATACCGATAATTGTGTCACAAATAAATTTAATTGTGTCATTAAAAATATAAAAGACCCACCTCTAAATCCGTCATTAGCGGGAAACTCTTTAATAGACCCACTACAATCAGATTCATATGGTGGATTTGTACTCTTAATACCAATAAATTCCCACCTATTTCTACCTATTGACGAACCTATTTTCTTGAAGAATGGATGTATAACAGATGATGGATTCACGGCTCCACCTGCAAAATCATTGTTGGAGTAATCGTTACGGTACATGTCTATGTGTTGTCCTATTGTATATACCCTATCAGGTGTGAACTCATAAAAATAGTCTTGTCCTAAAAAAGCTGGTGATGCGACAACAGTAGCAGGGTCACCAGGAGTTGTTTCTGGATAATCATATAAATCTTCTGAAAAACTATAACTCCTAGCTACGTCACCGACATATTCTCTAATATTTGGTACCAGGTATTCCCCCTTTCTTGTCTCTGAAGAGTACTTCTGGTCAAATGAAATCCTAAACCTATATTTACCTCTGCTTGGTACCCCTACACTTGTATTTTCGGATATTTGTTTATTACCATACTCATCAGTATATATGTAATCCAAGTTCATTGGTACTCTGGCTACAAATGAACCACTACCATCAATACTGTGGAGATTAAATTTTTCTAATTTTGGTGTGCATCCGTCATCTTGTTTGTATACGGTGAATCTAATAGATTCTATTTTACCGGAACCAGTGGTCATCTTACACACTTCACCCATATTTTTTGTTGGTTTACACTTCCAACCAACACTATTATTATTATCGTCACTAATAATACTACCCATTAATAGAGCGTTTGGTTTAAATTCAACACTTGAGTCTCTTAAATCAAAATCTATTCTACTAATACCTGTATTGCATAAATCATCATCTCCCCAAAACGGAAGAACTTCTAGAGTTTTATTTTGTATAACAATCTGTGGTAAGGTGTCTAGATTTTCTGAATCGTTAAATATAGCCGCATTCTTAAAATCCTCAATCGGAACACCCTGAGCTATAAAATCAAATGGTTTCATAGAGTGACATCCAATATCACTTACATCAACCGACATATGTATTTGATGTGACCCTAACGGTACACCCCATATCATATAATCGCCATTTTCGTTAGTTTTTACAGTGTATTTATAGTATTTTTCATACACCTCTAATTTTAAAGGGTTCGATATTGTCTCCTCAGCGGAATACATACTTCCTGTTGGTGTATGTCTATTGTGTTGTTTTGTTTTTGGTAGTAGGTTATACCTATACCCTTCATCGTTTTTGTCATTAACGTCCTTAAACGGATACATCTCTGAAATTATAGCGTCTTCTTCGTCTTCATCCGTAAGTGGTATAAATATTGATAGTTTTGCATTAGGGAGTCCTAATCCTCCGTTTGCCATAACTCTACCCACAACCACACCATAATCAGAGCACATTCTAGAGAAGACCTCAGATTGTGTCAATTTAAGACTAAGTATCTCTAATAAATCAAAATCCTGTTCGAGATTTACTCGGACAAAACTATCTTCATTTATTTTAGTTCGTATTCTATAGGATTTAGGCATATCGTTACTGTTACAGATAAATATTTGTTCTGATGAAATTAAAGGTAGGTTAGATATTAATTATGTAAATTAATTAAGTAACTGATGGTTGACCCATTGTCTTTAATCTAATAACGATGTCTTTGTTGTCGAATTTAACCTGAAATGACTGATTTGGTTGTGAAAATATTGTTCCGTCAATCAATCCAATTTGTTTAGTACTAGGGTCTGAATAAGCTTGTGATACTTGATTCTGTGAATATCTACCACCAACATTATTAAAAACTCTAAGGTCGGAAATATTGATTACACCGTTCTCAGATGTGATATCTTTACTTAATATCCCTGTAAATATGTCTTGTCCCATTTCCCTATTATCTGGTGAGAAGAAATCACTTATTTTACTAATAACATTTGTTACGATTTCTGATTGGTTAAATCCTGGGTCAACGATTAGGTCAATCTCTATAGTCAAATCAATAACCTCAGCTGTGGTAACATTAATATAATCATTCAACATCCTATAATCTGAAAGATATTCAGCAATATTATTCATCATTGTTGAACTTACATTAGATGTTAATGAACCATCTTCATTATATGATAATAGATTAACTACAACCTTATTTTCAATCTCCATAACACCAACCTTAGCTGGAGCTCCGAATATTGAAGGCATTGTTTGTATTCTAGACACATAATCATTAATTGTAACAGCTCGTTCCTGAGCTGAAAAATTATAAGATATATAATTCCTAATTTCCTCTGTTGTTGGTTGATTGGCTCCACCAATTGCTGAAGTAACGTTATTAATCATCAATGAACTACTAACCATAGTATTAACATTTGTTATGGGGCCATTAACATTAAAGTCTATCGTCCCTACAGTAGTTATTGAATTTGGTCCAACATTTGTGGCTTTACCACCACCCACTCTATATTGTATGAATAATGTACTATTAGATTTAGGAGCTTTACCTAATGAAAAATTATTCATGTATTGTTGTAAATCTAATTTATACCCTGTTGAAGCTAAATCATCTAATGAATCTTCAGCAGATACACTACCACCACCCATAGTTAAGTGGAAAAATCCTTGGGGTGTGTACTCAGTAGTAAACCTTTGGTCTGTATTAACCCATTTACCAATTTTAATACCAGGATTATCGGATATTTTATTAAAATCTTGTATAAATACCTTATCTTGTGCTAAAGCACTGACCTCATACCACTTATTTGTGGAAGTTATAAAGTCTGTTCCTTTAGGTAACGCTTGTATATTTGTGCCATCCTTTTGCATAACAGCGGTAACACCTAAGATATTCTTTTCTGGTAAAAATATCTTAATAAAAGGCCTAACATCTGAAGGTGTGATAACTTTCTTAAATATTTTAGTAACCCCATTGACAACAACCTCTCTTTTTGTGATAGTGTAATTAAGTACATTACCGTTAGAATCAAAACTTGGTATTTTTGTTCTATTTGGGTACCCTTTTGAGTCAAAGGGTGTTGAAAAGTCAACATCATTAACTAATTCGAATACTTGTCCACCTCCCTTAAATTGTGAATTTCTTCTAAGTAATCCCAAATACCTAGTATCTTCCTTATCTCCTAATGTTGGTACTGTTATACTAATGTCTACGACGGCAACAGATGGTCTGTTTCCTGGTATTTTTAATCCGTATGTCTTAGCTATATTATATAATGAACCTCTTTGTTGTGCATATTGTAGAACAGTCTCTTGTAGACTTCTATCAATGTGGTAGTTCAAATTATCACCAATCGCAGCATTTAAATCCAATAATACTGAGAATATAGACGCGTCATTAGCATTTTTAATTAAATCTGGATATTGTTCCTTAACATAATTAAGTAAATCGGTTCTTAAACCAACAAAATCTCTTTCTGTATACGATATCTTATTATTCCCCATACTATAAATTTATTATAACAAAATCTCTTGTCTCAAAAGCACCTCCTGTTGTGGTGAAATCGACTCTTATTTTAGCTGTATATTCTTCCGTTCCTCCACCAGCAACCCTATAAACCCTATCATCATTATCTGTAATCAATACACCGTCACCTTCCTCAGCTTCAGTAAGTGGTGTAATAACTATCTTATCAATCCTTAAATTTGGTATAAATTTATCAACTTGTTCTCTAATCTCAGACTCTATACTATCAAATGTCTGATTATCTAGAGGTTCAAATATATATTCATACAATCTTGTTCCAAAGTCAGGTAAATAATACCTCATGCCTTTCCTTGTTAACAATAAATGAATTAAATTAGCCTTAATCTCTTCATCTGGTGTAGTAGTTAAATCAAAAGCATAACCTAAGTTACTCTTACTAAGTGGAAAATTAATCCCATATGTTCCAAATTCAGACATTTTATTGTTTTACTATAAATATATTAATTCTTGCTTTGTTGGGTATCGTTTTTAATCTCTGTTGTGTTGTCCTTATGACTACAATGTGGGCAAGTTATTTTATTCTCTTTAAATAACAAATGGTGGTCCGCTATGGTCCACCATTTATTACACTTACCACAATTAAAATGATAAAGTATTTCTTTGCTGTATTTATGATTCTTCACCTACTTTTAATGTTTCTAAATCAATATCAATCTCACAATTACCAGCTGAACATGCTAATTCACCACTTAAATCTGTATTATCTGTTACTTCAACAACTTGTGATAAATCAATCTTATGTAGTGATACCATCATCTCATCATATCTTTCTTTTGTACAATCCTCAAATGGGGCTTGGATATATGACCCACCATCGAATGGTAATACTGATAACCCATTATAAGCCTTTCTATTGTCCCACATCCATTCTCCAGCTGCGTCCCATTCATGGTCTCTTAATGATATTGTAGCAGATACATTATGTCCGTTTGAACCACTTCTATGTCCGGATTTAACCCATTCACTAGCAATTAACTTAATTCTCTCTAACAATTGGAATGGTGATTCTGTTCTTAGTATGGACCCTTCTGGTGCTTTTTGTGGTATAGAAATTACCGCTGTATCCCCTGGTCTGAAGTAATCGTCCTCTAATAATTCTGGGTGATTAATTAATAAGTACGTATAAATACTTTCATTCTTACCAACCCTAATCCTTCTAATATAATAATCATTATGCCAAGCATGAATACCAGAGCTTGTTCCTAAAGTTAGAGAAGTTGTTCCTGCGGGTTTTACTGTGGTTGTTCTTGCTGCTTGATTGATGCCTATTAACTTGGCAACCCTAGTATTCTCTCTCTTAACTAATGACGCTGATTTTTTCATATCATACTTAAGAACTTTACCTGAACCAATACCAGTCATAGATACTCCAATTAAAGCCTCCTTCTCGGTTGTTTCTTGCCAAACTTCTCTTAAATAATGAAATTTTGTGTATCCCGCTTGTAGTGTCCCAATAAATGCTGCTGCTTTAACTCTCTCGTTTAAATCTTCTTGTGATTCAATATCTGACACATTTACTTCACATAAGTTACAGAATTGATAAGGTCTTAAGGCTATTTCGCAACAAGGATTAGTCCCCCAATCTTTATCATTGTTCAAGTAAATTCCCGGCTCTCCTGCTCCACTCAATTCAACCCTCTTCCAAACATCCATAAAAAATTCTTTTGTGACCTTATGTCTCATTAGTACGGCTGAGTTATTAGCTCTACCTCTTTGTGGATTTAACTCCCACCAATTACCAGCTTTACACCCTATCATTTCATTATCGTCTGCAGAGAATAAACTTATCAAAGCAGCTCTTCTAATACCACCAGCCAATACAGCGTCTGCTATATAACAAATAATATCATGTGTTTCTACTGTTGTTAAATGTTCACCATTATCTTTCGAAGATAAAATTCCTTCAATTCTAACTAAACATTCTTTTAAAGGTTGTGGTCCTGGAGCTTTTCCCCCTGAGGTCACGAGCCTAGCTCCTTTTTCTCTAATATCTGAATAATCGAACTCAATACGTGAACCACCTCCATTCATAAATGACTTCATCAATACCTTAATAGAGTCTGCCCAACCTTCTATTGAATCACCTATTAAAAATCTCTTCTTTCTATTTTGGTATGGTTTTTGTATACATGGTAGTTTTTCAACATGATGTTTTTGTACTGAGTAACCAACCCCTGTGCCCCCTAACAATAAAAACATTGTTTCATTAAATGAATCAATTGAATCTATAGGAAGATATGCACAGTTATATATTCTATTTGGTGATATCTCACATGGTTTTCCACCAAATTGCATTGACCTCATTGAAGGCAATACTTTCTTATTATAAACGTATTTGTACCTATCTCTGATTTGGTCCTCTAAATCTGGATACTTCTTAATATGCATGTTCATATTTCTTGTCACTAACTCCTCCCACGTCTCTCTTCTTTGTAGTTTGTCTAAGTACTTTGCGTACTTCATATGAACTGTGATTTCTGATAAAATCTCACTTGATAATTCCATTCTCTATCTTTTATTTTTAATTATTTATTTGCCTATTTCTTCGGTCTAGTGCATTTCTGACCCTTTCCGCATTTCTTGTTTCTTTTTGTTGTTCTAAGTCTAACAACGTTTGTGATTGGTCTGTGTCTATCTCTAGATACTCATTGTCAAACTTACAGTTTTCAAAAACGACACCATCCTTACCAATTCTAGATTTTGTTATAGCAATTGTAGCTAGTCCTAACTCTTTCTGTTGTAGACTCTTAGCTATTGATATAATAACGTGACCTACCTGTGCCTTCTTAATTGACCCACCCATCATATCTGTTGTTACTATATCAGATGAGATTGATGTTCTGTTTCCTTGTGCAGCTGTCCATCCAACAATATCTAATTCATTACACATGGTCTCGAATTGTCTCATAACTGAACCTTCACCTTTCCATTCATCTGAGAATACTCTGTCTGGTAGTAAACAATCAATATAGTCTAATATAACCAAATCAATCTTAATGTCTTCAGCTATTAACTTTCTAATTTTATTCTTAATTTGACCTACATTCATAGTATCTGAAGGTAATTTCTCTAATAATAACTTACCCCTACCTTGATATTTTTCAATCTTTTCCAAGACTTCATCTTTTCTAGTAGATTGTTCTTTAGATGAAATTCCTGTCCAACATGTTATGTGTTTTCTTTGAATAATCTTTGGGTTATCCTCGAAAAATATGTGTAACACATTAAAACCTAAATTATACGCTGTATTGGCTACTTTAGTTAATACTGTACTCTTACCAACCCCAGTTGGTGCTAAAAATACTCCAATTTCACCTTTAGCTAATCCACCATCTAATAAATTATCAATCCCGGTAATCCCTGTTGGTACTGGTTCTCTAAAGTCATCCTCTAGAACTTCATCTAGTCCACTAAATGCGTCCAACATAGTTGCATCAATTTCACCAACTTGTATAGCTTCTCTAATATAAGCTTCACATTTATCATAAGATTCAAAATCACCATCATCTAAAATTTTACTAACTTTAGTAATAGCTTTTTTCAATTCTTGTTGTTTACAGAACTTTAACGACTTCTCTTGAATCCATAAATGGTCTTCGTATGGACATTCCTTAATATCATTTAACATATCGAAGATATTCTTTCTAGCTATCTCTGAAGTTACTTCTATTCTAGCTATCTGGTCTAACGCGTCAAAAGATGGAGGCACACTATATTTCTCATAATACTCCTTTATCATTTGCATAATCAATTTAAAGTATTGATTATCAAAGTACTTAGCCTCTATAACATCCACAATTGTTGTTGTGAAGTTTTTATCGAGAATAAGTTGATTAATTAGTTTTATTTGGAAATTATACCCTAGGTATCCAAAATTATTTTTATCACTCATATTTTACACAATTTACACA